ATGTAGACGTAGCCGTTCGTGTCCGTCTTGTACGTTTTCCAGACGTTCGGCCCGATCTCGATGGCAATGGTCGCGCTGACGCCACTGCAGTAGTTGTCCACGAACGGCGTGACGCACGCGGCCATATCGACAGCCACGGTCGCCGGAGCGGTCACAGGAGGGGGCGTCGTGACGGGCGGCGGGGTCACGACGGGCGGTCGCGCAGGGGGCAGCGTGACGCCGCAGCCGACCATCATCAGGATGGCGCTGACACCCAGCACGCCCTTGATCGTCGAGACGACGGTGCGCCAGAGCGAACCCTTCTTGCCCTTCTCGGGGGTGGGGTCCGACTGGCCGTTTTCGAGTGGGTTCGGGTTCGCGGGGATGTCCTTGATCCGATCAGTCATCTAACCTCCTAGGGCGAATCTCAGATAGCGGATGGCGACCCGACGCTGGTAGCGCGCCTCGCGGCGGGCGTCGGACGTGCGTGCGAGCTTACGACGGAGCAAGTAGCGGAACATGTGAAAACCTCCGCTGGGGGTCTTGCAAGCGCAAGGCCAACGTGCGAGAATCGTTATGGGCGTCCTGAAGCGCGCAGCACCGCTGCACCTCCCTCCAGCGACTGTCGCCAGTAGGGACGCCCACCGCTACTCCGGCAAGGGCGAGGTATCTTCGACTTTCAGGAAGCGGTTTCCGAACTTGTAGGAGCAGCGGTTGGCGCGCTCGCTGATCATGTGTTCAGTCGTCTCCCCCGTCCGCTCATTGATGATCCACACACGAATCTCTCCATCGGTCGTGATGTCGTAGCGGTCGTGGGGATACAGGCAGATCACATCGTGCAGCCCACCCACATACAGGATGTCGAGATCGACCACCGGGACTTGCTTGTAGCGTTTCTCGCTGATGATGTCCATAGGCTATAACCAATGCAAACAGGGTGCCGCGATAGTCTGCAGCCTGTCTGGCACATTGCTTGCATCTTTGTTCTCTAAATGGGACGCTCAAGAGTACAGACTGCCCTCTATGAGATACTTTTTGAATTTCAAAAAGGAGTCTGTAGCATTTGCCGACAGCCTGAAACCTCTTCTTTTCACGGAACAGTTCGGCAGCTCGCCATGGACCATAACCACACCACTCAGGAGATCAGAGGGCTACTCTGCTGCCGCTGTAACCGGGTATTAGGCTTGGTGAAAGAGGACCCTGAAATCCTTAACAGAATGCAGAAGTATCTTAAGATCTTCAACTCTTCAGAGGAGATCTAGTGGCTACCCGTAAGTCCACCAAACGAATCGGCCCCATCACCGACGCCGAACGCGAACTCGTAGCACAGGTCGTGCTCGACCAACCCGGCGAACTCCGTCCCGCCCAAGTCAACGGCCTCGCGACTGCCCTCCGACGCTCCAAAACCGCCATCAAAGAGCTGATCGACGACGCCCAAAGCAAGTTCCGTGCCAACGCGGACTTCTACGTCGACATGCACAGAAAAGCGGTCCAAAGGGCTCATAATGACGGAAATCAGGACGCAGCGATGAAAGGCGCGCAGTGGGCGATGGAGCGTCTGAGCGCCGAAGGGTCGCACATCATCGAGCCCAAAGTGGCCGAACAGGGCGGTCAGGGGCCGCGCGTGATGATCGGGATCAAGGTCGGGGGCCTCGACGCGACCAAAGAGCCCATCGAAGTCATCGCGACTGAGGTCAAAGAGTAGTGGAACAGGCCCTCGTTGTTCTGGACGACAATGGTAGCCCAATCGAGCTGTATCGGCCTGATCCGAAGCTGCATCAGCCCGAGTTCCACGCCTCCGAATGTCCCAACCTACTGGCTCTGGGTCCGCGCGGCACTGGCAAATCAACTCAGCTACGCTTCGACGCCCATATCCGCTGCCTCGTCATCCCCGGATTCCGTGCCCTCATCCTTCGTCGTACGATGCCCGAGCTGCGAGAGTCCCATCTCAACTACATTGAGCGCGAGATGGCCCTCCTTGGGGGCCAGTTCCTCAAGACGACCTTCACCGCGCAGTTCCCGAATGGCTCTTCGATCAGCTTCCGCCACTGCGAAACCGAAGCCGACGTGTTCAACTTCCTGTCAGCGCAGTATGGCCTCATCGTCTTCGACGAGCTGAGCACATTCTCGCTCCAACAGTATCTGATGATCAGCGCAGCCTGCCGCGCGCCCAAGAATGCAGGCTATCAGGCGGTGATCAGGGCAGGATCGAACCCACTCGGTGAGGGCGCGGACTGGATGTACGCATGGTTCGTCGATCACTCGGTCGATCCGGTGGCTTTCCCCGACTACGATCCGAAGAACTACCAGATGATCTTCAGTCGGCTCGAAGACAACGACCATCTGGACGTCAAGGCCTACAAAGCCAAGCTTGGCGTGCTCCCCGAGCACATCCGCAAGGCGTGGCTGCTCGGAGAGCGCGTCGATGAGGGCGCATACTTCGATGATTTTGCGAAACAAAAGCTGGTTGAGCTGTCGATAGGCGAGCATTACGACGGGAAGGTCATCACCGAAGAGACGAAGTGGCAATTAGTGTCGTGGCACACGACGCCCGTGGTCCCGAAGTGGCGCGGCGACGATGGCGTCGAGAAATCGATCCTCGATCACGGCTGGTTCAACATCTACCGAGCCATCGACTGGGGCTACGATCCCGATCCGGCCGTCTGTTTGTGGATCGCGATGCTGCCGAACAAGCGTGCGGTCGTGTTCAAGGAGCGGACGTGGAAGCGGACGCTTGCGAAGGACGTCGCCATCGACATTAAGCGTGAATCGCGCGGGATGCGGATCACGGAGTCGTTCTGCGACCCCACGATGAACATCAAAGAGGGTCAAGAGTACTCGATGGGCGAACTCTTCGAGATGAACGGGATCCCCGTCACGCCGTCGAAGAACGACCGCATCCTCGCGGGCTACGCGGTCCACGAGCTGCTCAACACGATGATCAACGGGCGTCCCCAGCTTTCGATTGTGGACGCGAAGGGCGAATATGGCTGTCCGAATCTCATCAAGACATTCCCTCAGTTGCGCCGGGACCAGCACGACCCGCGCAAGATCGCGGATGGCAACGATCATTACGTTATCGCTCTGGCTTACTTTGCAATGGGCATGGCGCAAGCTTCGCGCGTGAGCGTGGCAGAGGCGATTCCTCGCTGGATGCGCCCGAAGCGCGCTCAGCCTGTTCCGTACTACAACTAACGTGATACTCTAGAAGGGCACACATGGCTGACCTTACCCAAGCTTCCTCCGACATGGCTGCAGTGACTCCTCCGACCGTGGCCGGAGGCATGCAAATTGCCGCCGCACCGGGCAAGGATCTGAACACGAAGATCGCGGACACGCTAAAGTCTCGATCCAACGACGCCTACACGCACAAACGCCACTATCTGAACGACTGGAAGCGCAACGTCGACGTGATCCTCGGTCAGCCGATCCCGCTGTTCACGGAAGGGCTCGACATCAACGCCGATCTCCAGAGTGCTATCAACCCCGATTGGTCCCTCACCAAGACGAAGACTGCGAACCTGTTCTCAGCCGTCCCCACCATTCGCGGCACCCACGAGAATGGGAAGTATAAAGCAGCGGTCAGCCCGTTTCTCAAGCAGCTCAATTATGAGCTGGGTCCGAAACGTGCCAACCTCGCAGTCGCGATGAGAGAGTGCCTGACGGACGTCGTGAACGCCTCAGGCGTAGCTGCCGTGATCGTCAGCTACAACGCGCGCTTCGACACGGTGGAAATACCGGCTGAGGATCCGTTGGACGCGGTCGCACAGAGTCCGACTCCTCAGCCGCCCCCTCCTCCCGGCCCGCCGGGAGCGCCTGCTGGCCCCGGAGCCCCGCCACCGGGACCGGGCGCACCACCGCCGCCACCCGGAGCACCAAACCCTAATGGGAGCGCAGCACCAAACCCTACTGGGCCTGCACCCGCACCTGAAATGCTCCAAGTGTCGCGTCCCGTCAGCGACATGTTCAGCGTCTCGCGTATCTCGCCGCGCGATCTGCTCTGGCCGAGTGAGTTCATCGGCTCAGACTTCAACAACGCCGACTTCATCGCTCATAAGGCTCGGATGACGCGCGCGTGCGGCAAGGCCGAGTTCAAGCTGACGGACGAGCAGCTCGAACAGGCCGTGGAAACGACCCCCATCGACGGAACGACCGATCTGCGCCAGACCCAGAACAAGCAGCCGCTCGCGGACATCGACGAGATCGCCTATGTCGAGCTGTTCTACTGGCGCTACCGTCAGGATCCCGACGAGAAGAACTTCAAGGCCATCTGGCGCATCGTCTACGTGGACGGCATCGACAAGCCCGTTGTCCACGAGCCGTGGAAGGGCCAGAAGCTCGATCCGATGGCGCGGAAGTACACGGGCGCGTGCAAATTCCCGATTCAGCTGCTGACGCTGATGTATATCACGGACAACCCGGTCCCGCCGTCCGATTCGCAGGCTGGACGGCCGCAGGTTGCCGACATGCGCCGCTCGCGCTCGCAGATGTTCCAGAATCGGCAGCGGTCGATCCCGATTCGGTGGTTCGACGTGAACCGCATCGATATGGACCTGCAGGCGAACCTCATGCGCGGCATCGTGCAGGGGATGATCCCGACGAACGGCCCCGGCGACCGCTCAATAGGTGAGATTGCTCGCGCCAGCTACCCGAGCGAGAACATCGAGTTCGACCAGCAGGCCAAGGCCGACCTGAACGAGGTCTGGCGCATTGGACCGAACCAGATGGGCTCGGAGGGCCGCTCGCGCACCACAGCAGCCGAAGCGAACGCCACGCAGGAGAACTTCAGCACCGGAGTGACGCAGGAACGCAGCTTTGTGGCGGCTTTCGTCCTGAACATTGCTGATGTCCTTGCGGGCCTCATGACGCTCTACTCGGACTTCCCGATTCTGACGGACGAAGAGAAAGCAGCCTTGTTCGGCACATGGGACATCAAGCACATCACGCATGATCTCGTCCTGAACCTCATCCCCGACTCGATGGTCGCGCTCGACGCCGGTCAGCAGATCGACAAGCTGATGAAGGGCATGAACATGACCGTGCAGAGCGGGTTCGTGAACCCCGAGCCGATCATCGCGAAGATCTGGGAGCTGAGCGGGATGGACCCGGCAGAGGTGATGACGAAGCCCCAGCCGAAGACCGAGAAGCCGAACATCAGCTACCGGTTCACAGGCAAGGAAGATCTGACGAATCCGCTCGTCGTCGCGCTGATGATGGCGGAAGGCGTCTTCCCATCACAACAGCAGATCGACGACGCGAAGAGCGTGCTCGACAAGCTCGCGGCGAGCGCCATGCCGCCCCCGCTGCCGCCCGGAGTGCCGGGGCCGGGACAGCCGGGACCGCAAGGCCCGCCGACACCGAATGGGCAGCAGCCACCCGCCCATCCTGACTGGAACATGGCTCCGAAGGTGGCCTCTCGGAGTCGCGAAATGGGAGGAGCGTAATGGGTAAATCACTATTCGCATCGAAGACGTTCTGGGTCAACGCGCTCGGGGGCATCGCGTCCACGTCCGCACTCGCGACGGGCTACATTCCGCCCAAGTACGCTCCGGTCGTTGTGGGGACGGGCGCTATCGCCAACATCCTGCTCCGGCTGATCACCAATCAGCCCATCGTGTAACCGTGCCGATGTTCGAGTATCGGTGTCCGATGTGCAACCAGCACTTCGAGCGCCTCACCGATGACGGCCACAAGGACGAGCAGCGGCACTATCCCTGTGGCGTCGTCGCGGCGAGGCTCCCCAGCGCACCCGCGTTCAACGTGACCGGCTACAACGCGAAGAACCGCTACACCGACCGGCGCCTGTTCGCAGTGCAACCGGACGGGTCCACGGAGAAGAAGTAATGCCGGTCTATGATCGGCGCTGCTCGGACTGCGGCCACATCGAGAAGGATAAGATCGAAGCCATCGGTGCGTCGGACTACGACTGCGTTCAGCCCTACGAGATTCGGCTCGACGGCGTCGTGCTCTCAACGTGTAAGGGCGTCATGCTTCGCACATGGCTCCCCGGTAGCGCCAACGGCGTGATCGACGACTCGATACCCGGCGGCATGGAAATCAAGAACGCCCTGTGCAACCCCGATGGGACGCCCCGGCGGTTCGACTCTCACAGTGATATAAAGCGGGCAGCGGCAGAGGCGGGGTGGACAAACGTCGTAGAACACATCCCGATGCGCGGCTCGGACAAATCCCCGCACACGACTCGGTGGGTCGGCCTCCCACAGGGTCTGGATCCCAAGGCAGAAGCAGAGCGGGTAGCCGCATGGCACGCACACGAAAGCAAGCTGATCTCGGATTCGAGCACGTAATCGCGGCCGTTGGACTGATCTGCCTGACGCTCGTCGGGCTGATCGGCGTGAAGGGCTCGGATTGGTGGCAGCATCGGCTGCTTGAGCGCGTGAAGGCCAGTACGCTGCACCTGACGAGCCCCGCCGGTGGCGGGGTCTGTAGTGGGTTCGTCGTCGCGAAGAACCGCTTCCTGACCGCGTTCCATTGCAGCGATCTCGCATCGGCAGCGGACGGCAAGCCGGTCAAGATCCTCGCAGGCAACCCCTACTACGACATCGCGTTCTACGAGGTCGAGACGGCCAAGCGTCCCCTCCATATCGCGGAAGTCACGCCGATGGTCGGGGACGAGGTGACCTCGGTCGGTTACGGCTGGGGCCAGTTCCTGATCTGGCATCACTCGGAGGTCGAGCTGCTGAATGCGAAGATTCAGGAGCAGTTCGTGGGCTGCATGATCCACGACCGAGAGGACGTCGGGGGCATGAGCGGCGGTCCAGTGTTCGACATCAACGGCGACGTCGTGTCCATCGTGTCGAGGGGTAGCGATGGGTTCGCGTGCGGCATCACCCCGGAGATCATTCGCGCGTTTCTCTACGAGATGAAGTAGGTTCAGTCGAGGGATCGTAAACTTCCGACGTTACAGGAGCAGAACATGTCAGAATCAACCGTGTCCGATCCGATTACTGCCGCCATCGAGTCCTCCATGGCCGATGCGGGCCTCACCGAGACATCCGACAGTGGCGAGACGACCGAAACCGTCTCCGACTCTACGACCGAAGTCCCTGCTGAGGAAACTGCAGGCGCGGAGGGCGAAACAGCGGATGCTGACGGCGATGAGCCTGAGGTTGCTGCAGCTACGGTCGAGACTCAAGAAGAAAAGAACACCCGAGAGGCCGAAGAGGCCGATCTAGCGATCAAACCGGGCGAAAACGCTATCCCGCACTCGCGCGTCAAGAAGATGACCGCCAAGGCCGAAGAGCGCGGGCGTCAGGCTGCCGCCGGAGTCATCAAAGAGCGCGATACGGAGATTACGAGGCTCCGAGCGTATGAAGCGGAGTACAAACGCTTCAACCAGCTCGCGGACGCCGACCCGGAGCGCATGATCGAGGCCCTCGCGGTCGCGAATCCGGCCAAGTGGAAGCCCATGCAGGCTCGGCTGGCAGGCGCGCCACAGGCGACCGGCACCGCAGCCCCCGCGACCGAAGGACGCCCCCGGCCCAAGCCGAACGTCAAGCTCGCGGACGGCTCGATGACCTACGACGAGGCAGGGTTCGAAGATGTCCTCGCGTGGACGGCCGAACAGGGCTACGCGAAGGCCAAGAAGGAGTTCGAGGCGCGCCTCACGCCCATCGAGCAGGATCGGCGTGCGTCCGAGTTCAACCGCCAGCAGGCCCCGAAGATCGCCGCCCAGATCAAGAACGCCCGTGAACGCTGGGGCGACCTGTTTCAGGCCGATTACGCACAGGCTGAGGCGGGCAAGCCCTCCGAGATCATCGGCTACATGAACGCCAACCGGACGTCCTTCGAGGATGCCTGTACGGCGGTCCTGCTGCCGAAGCTGCAGGCCAAGCTCAAGGCCGACAAGACAGCCGTGCGGAAGCAGGTTGTCGCAGAGATGAACGAGCGGCCCGCAGCGGCCGTCGAAGCGCGTGCGGCTGTCAAAGCGCCCGCCGGATCGCGTACAATGGAACAGGTCATTGCGGATTCGATGGCCGCAGCTGGCTTGAAGTAAAGGACCGACATGTCAAACACCGCAACCCGTCAGATCCAGATCGTCTACTCGGGCGATGTCGTCGGCACCCAGACCTTCGACGCCACCGACAACGTGCTCAGCCCGAGCGTCGTGCAGATCGTCTCCCTCGCGCCCGGAGCGAACACTATCACCGTCCCGAGCGACGGGGTGGCGGTTCCGACCGCCGCGACCATCGTGTTCCCGTCCACGAACACGAACCTCGTGACGCTGAAGGGCGTGACCGGGGATACCGGGGTCAAGCTGCACCCGACCGACCCGTTGACCGTCTCCCTCGACCCCACCCAGACCTCCTTCGTGCTGACCGCAGCCGATACGGTCGCGGGGGTTCGCATCCTCTGGACGTAATTCGCCGGATGGGGGCTTGACGACCCCGGCCCCCATCCTGTATCTTAGACGTGCGCCTGATTGACGTAATCAATCACCGACTCGACCCCGCCTCGGCCTTGCGTAGTAGGCCCCTACCGGCACACTGACCCCCGTTCGAGTGGTCAGCAACGCTCCAACTCGTAAGGTGTCTTCCCATGGCTCTTGTATCTCAGATCATCTCGGCGTCCTACGCGGCTGTCGTGAACGAAGCCCGTCAGGCCGCGAATCAGTGGGTTGAGTCCGCGTTCATGCGCGAACTCGAACGTCAGGGCGCGGTCGACCGTGTGGACTTCGGTTCGCAGATCGAAGCGACTCTCGACTATCAGGCGAACCCCGGCAC